TCTCTACGTATGGAGAGCATTACACGACCGATACTGATGAATCTATTCAGTGCTTCGATGCCTGGATCGCCATGGGTGATGCCACGCCGACTTTTCGTAACACCGCCATCAAGTACCTATGGCGATACGGAAAGAAGAGCGGAAACAATAAGAAGGATCTGATGAAGGCCCTTCACTACATCGTTCTCTGCCTTCACAATGATCATTACAAAGGTAAGCCATGAAGGTCTTCATCACTGGCGCGGCCGGTATGATCGGCTTTCATCTTGCTAAACGCCTCAACGAGGCCGGTCACGACGTCATGGGCGTAGACGACTACAATAGCTTCTACTACTCGTACGTCTTAAAGATGGATCGAGGTAAGATCATTAAGAAGCAAGGAGTCGGCGTATTAACAGGTGACTTCGTCGGCAGTCTCCATTATAAACCTGACGTCGTAGTGCATCTCGCCGCGCATGCCGCTGTTCGACACTCTTCGGAAAAGCCTATTCCGTATTTTGAGAACAACATCTGCAAGACTCAATCTCTGATACATCAGCTCGAGATGCAAAACGTCAAGAGAGTGATCTATGCTTCGACGTCATGCGTTCAGCATGGCCAGCCTCTTCCGTGGAAAGAATCTGATCGACCTGGTCATCAGAACAATCCGTACGGAATGTCGAAGCGAGTGAACGAGTGTCAGTTCATCGCTTCCACTATTCCAGTGGCTATCGGTCTTCGATTCTTCACTGCGTATGGACCATACGGCCGACCTGACATGGCTCTACACAAATTTACCGATGCCATGATGAGAGGTGAGAAGCTTATCGCCTACAACAACGGCAATATGAAGCGTGACTTTACCTATGTACAAGATGTCGTAGATGGTGTAATATTGATGATAGAACACGCCATGTCTGTAGAATCTTCTAAAGAGATCTATAATATTGGATATGGTCAGCAAGTCGATCTCATGTACTTCATTAATCTCATCGCTAGGAAGCTTGGTAAAGTTCCTGAGATCGACTATCTTCCTCCTCACCCTGCCGATGTTCCTGAGACGTGGTCTGATACGACTAAGATCAGAGCTCTCGGCTGGAAGCCGACTACTGACATCGAAGAAGGCGTGACTAAATTTATAGAATGGTATAAGGAATACTACAGATGCTAAGAGTAGGAATCGTAGGACACGGCTTCGTTGGTAAAGCCGTTGATCAAGGTATTAAAGACTGTCATAAGATGATTATCGATCCGATCTATGACAATAGCGTCAAGGATCTATTCGATTATGATCCTGAAGTAGTATTCATCTGCGTGCCGACTCCAATGATGGACGATGGATCTATCGATTCTACGATAGTAGAAGACGTGATGGCCCGTCTAGCTTTCTCGAGTGCCATCCGCCCGATCATAGTCATCAAGAGTACTTGCACACCTGACGTGGTGAACAAGCTCGAGATGCTGTGCCCATTCATCTACAATCCTGAGTTCCTCACCGAACGCAACGCTATAGAAGACTTCATCAATCCTCCATATATCATCCTCGGAGAAGGCGGTACTTGCCCCGAAGACGTGAAGAGGATGGAGCAATTCTATAGGACATATACTAAGTGCAACTCATTTGCTCCCATCATTAAAACCACTGCAGTCTCTGCGGCATTTATCAAGTACGCCACTAATACATTCTTGGCCAGTAAGGTCATCTTCTTCAATCAGCTCTTTGACCTGTATCATGAATCAGGAGAGAAAGACTGGGATAACCTGACTCGAGCTCTGGCGTATGACAAGAGAATAGGTCATTCTCACATGCAGGTGCCCGGTCCAGACGGCCGGTTCGGATTCGGTGGCGCTTGCTTCCCTAAAGATGTCGCCGCATTCATTACCTACGCTCAGAAGCATGGAAAAGAATTGTCAGTACTCGAAGAAGTATCGCGTACCAACGCTGAGATACGGACTAAATATAACCAGCTGGACGACCGTGAGGTCGCGCAGAACGTGAATTTCAATTATGCAAAGAAGATGAAAGGCATATAATGACCGAAGAAACTCAGATTCCGGAAACGCAGGCTACTGAAGAGCAGCAGGCGCCGGCAGATCCAAATGCCTTCAACTTGACGATCTCTGTAGAAGAGCTTCGCAAGAAGAAGTTGTTCGTAGCGACTCCTATGTACGGCGGCATGTGTGCCGGCATGTTCACACGCGCTATCGCCGACCTCTCGGCTCTCTGCCATGCCTATGGCATCCCGCTGCAGCTCTACTTCCTCTTCAACGAATCGCTCATTACTCGCGCTCGTAACTACTGCTGCGACGAGTTCATGAGATCTGGTGCTACTCACCTGATGTTCATCGACTCGGACATCGGCTTCGATCCACGCGACGTCATCGCATTGCTCGCTATGCAGGACGACACCAGTGACTACGACGTCATCGGCGGACCGTATCCTAAGAAGTGTATCTCCTGGGAAAAGGTCAAGACTGCAGTAGACAAGGGCTTCGGCGACGAGAACCCCAACGACCTCGAGAAGTACGTTGGCGACTACGTCTTCAATCCTAAGGGCAATCAGGGCTCTATCCCGATCAACCGCCCGGTAGAAGTCCTCGAGATTGGCACCGGCTTCATGATGATCCGTCGGCGTACTCTCGAGAAGTTCGTCGAGCAGTTTCCTCAGTACAACTATAAGCCGGATCATGTTCGTACCGCCGCCTTCGATGGTACTCGCGAGATCATGCAGTTCTTCCAGGCCGAGATCGACCCGAAGAGCAAGCGTTACCTCTCTGAAGATTACTGGTTCTGCCAGAAGATTCAAGAACTCGACATGAAGACGTGGTTCTGCCCGTGGATGAAGATGCAACACGTAGGTACCTACATCTTCGGAGGATCACTCGCGGATCTCGCCGCCGTGGGTGCATCAGCGACTGCGGACGTCGGCGCTCTTGGCAACAGAAAGTAAGGATGTACAAATATGGTGAAGAAGAGTAAGATGAAGACTGCGGCCTATATCTTGTTAGATAGGTCTAGTTCGATGCAGTCCCTCTGGGATGAGGCACTCGGTTCTATCAATGGTTACGTACATGGATTGCCCGAAGACTCGCGAGTAGTCCTCGCTACGTTCGACAGCAATGGTCACGACTTCTACGAAGTGATTCGCGACACGACTGCCGGCGATTGGACGAGCATCACGAATGCAGACGCCACTCCTCGCGGTGGCACCCCGTTGTTCGACGCTTCGGCTCGAATGATGTGGCGTATCATGGACGATAAGCCTGATCGCGCGGTGTTCGTTACCATGACTGACGGTGAAGAGAACTCTTCTCAGCACTTCAAGCAGGCCAACGTCAAGCGAATGGTAGAAGAACTCGAGAGGAAAGACTATCAGGTCGTATTCCTCGGTGCCAACTTCGACAAGGTAGGCGACGTAGCTACCGGATACGGGGTCAACATGCGAACCAGCTCGCTCAATATGCAGCCAGGCATGTTCGGCAGTACTATGAGAGGTTTCGCTACTCAGACCACTAACTACATGGCTACCGGTGCTAGCATCGACACCTCTACTCTCAATGCCGGCGCAATGACTGCTGGCGCTGTCGGATTAGCCAAGACTCGTACAGCAACATCTAAGTGAAACAAGGAGCTATATAATGAAGCTATCTAATGAAACTATTACTCTGCTGAAGAACTACAGTACGATCAATCCGTCTGTACTCTTCAAGCAAGGTAACGTCCTCGCCACCATCTCGCCTCAGCGTTCTATCTTTGCTAAGGCCAGTATCACCGAAGAAGTGCCTCGTCAGTTCGCAGTGGCTGAGCTCAACAAGTTCCTTGGCGTCCTCTCGATGTTCAAGGATCCGGAGTTGAACTTCAGCGACAACCACGTCGAGATCTGTAGTGGTAGCAAGAAGGTTCGCTACACCTACGCTGACGTCTCTGCGATCATCACTCCTCCGGAGAAGGAACTCAAGTTTCCGGAGGCAGAGGTCGAGTTCGAACTCAAGGCAGACGATCTCAACGCGGCGGTCAAGGCTCTCAGTGTCCTGTCTCTACCTGAGTTAGCCATCACCGGCGACGGTGAGAACGTCATGATCCAGGCCATCAGCAGCAAGAACTCGACTGCTGATAACTACTCGCAGGTAGTGGCTACTGCTGATAAGAAGTTCCGCGCTATCTTGAAGACTGAGAACTTGAAGCTCCTGAATAAGGACTACAAGGTATCGGTCGCCAAGAATATCGTGAAGTTCGAGGCGGACGACATCACTTACTTCGTTGCCGTGGAAGCTAATTCCACGTTCTGATGCGCAGCCCCCGCTTCGGCGGGGGCAACCCTTTTATTATGGAGACATGAATGACTAATGATAACCCGCTCTGGGTCGAGAAGTACCGTCCTCGCAAGATCGCCGATTGCATTCTTCCTGCAGATCTCAAGGCGACTTTCCAGCAATTCGTAGACAACAAGCACGTACCTAATCTACTCCTCACCGGTGGTGCCGGAGTAGGTAAGACGACCGTGGCCAAGGCGATGCTCGAAGAACTCGGCTGCGACTACATCGTAATCAACGGGTCCATGAATGGTAACATCGACACTCTACGCAACGACATCCTCCAGTTCGCTTCTTCCGTATCTTTTACCGGCGGACGAAAGTACGTCATCTTGGATGAGGCTGACTACCTCAACGCAAACAGCACTCAGCCAGCCTTACGTAACTTCATGGAGGAGTACTCGGGTAACTGTGGATTCATTCTTACCTGCAACTTCAAGAACCGTATCATCGAACCACTGCATTCACGGTGTTCCGTCGTGGAGTTCAAGATCGCTAAGCCTGACGTACCTAAGCTCGCTGGTCAGTTCTTCAAGCGAGTGGAGTCTATCCTCGCTGCTGAAGGAATACAGTACGATAAGGCTGTGGTGGCAGAGGTCGTCAAGAAGCACATACCGGATTGGCGTCGCGTACTAAACGAACTGCAGCGCTACAGCGCTACTGGTAAGATCGATTCTGGTATCCTCGTCAACTTCTCTGAAGAGAGCTTCAAGAAGCTGTTGGATATTCTGAAGGCCAAGAACTTCCTTGAGATGCGTAAGTGGGTGGTAGAGCACTCTGAGTCTGACACCGCCATCTTCCGCAAGATCTACGATACCATGCATGACAATCTCAAGCCTGCCTCGCTGCCTCAGGTCATTCTTCTCATCGCTGACTACCAATACAAGGCAGCGTTCGTCTCTGATCCTGAGATCAACCTCGCTGCGTTTCTGACCCACCTCATGGTCGAGGCGGAGTGGAAGTAATGAACCCGTTTGACTTCGTCAAAGACATTCAGCGTGGCAAGAAGGACGTCATCAGGAACTCTGAGAGTCCTGAGAAGGCGGAAGGGTTCTATAATCCCTTCATGACCAACCGTGCCCTCTCGTTCTATCCTGACAGTATCCTGCATGCCAATGAGATGAACCAGCGTGCCGGCCTGGATAAGCTATTGCAATTTGACTATTTCCTAAATAGCATCAGATCCATGAAACGAGAGCATACATGGATCAAGAAACAAGAAGAGGATGCTACCGTGGAGATGCTCAGTCAGTACTTCCATGTCAGCACTAAGACCGCTCGCGAGTATGCGCGGGTCCTCACCTCCGACCAACTTGAAACAATAAGAAAAAGAAGTAATAAGGGTGGGACATGAATGTTGTAGAAACACTCGTCGAAGTTAGACTAAAGAATGCAGAAGACTTCTTGAAGATCAAGGAGACTCTCTCTAGGATCGGAGTAGCGTCTAAGAAAGACAACACTCTTTACCAGTCCTGCCACATCCTGCATAAGCAAGGAAAGTACTACATCACTCACTTCAAAGAACTGTTCCTCTTAGACGGCAAGCAATCCGACTTCGATGAAAACGATAAGGGTCGTAGGAACACCATCGTGGATCTATTGGAAGAGTGGGGCCTCCTCGAGGTGGTGTCTAAGGACAAGGTAGCTGATCCCAAAGCTCCTATCTCTCAAGTCAAGATCATCTCTTACAAAGAGAAAGAAGACTGGAATTTGATCCCCAAGTACACGATCGGCAAGAAGAGAACGTAGCTATACCGTTTTAGCATATCTTAATTTTTAGTTTTGATATATACTACAAGAGGGTGCCGAAAGGGCCCTCTTTTTCTGTGCTCGCTTAATAGGAGAAATCAATGCGTAGACTAATGGAACTACTCTGCTACACCGCTTTCGACAGGGAAGATGCGTACCTCAAGATGGCACGTGTCGAATATCGCGAAGAATATAGCTCGCTAGTCAAGTCCCTCGGCAGGGATCCGACCAGCCTAGAGGTTCGTGACATCATCCTCCATCGCTAAAGATTGCGCTTTATAGCGCTTTTCTAGCCCTCCGAAAAAGGCTAACAATATCAGTGGCTTAGGATTCTGCCTAAGTTGTTGATTTTGTTAGCTTATTTTTTTGCGCTTTTTTGCGTTTGAGGCATGTACATTTATTGGTACCCAGGGTAAGATACTAATAATGGAAACACAGGGAAACACGATGAACATCTACACCAAGCAGATCATGGAGCTTCTCGGGGTCCATTCCATCACTGCCCTGCAGATCCAAGAGATCCTTGAGTCAGAAGTCCTCGACGACCTCTCTGAGTGCACGGAGCGTCAGTTCCGTCAGGCTGTCCGGACTGCCTATAATTACTGGCTGGAAGCCAACAACGTCGAAGAAATCGGTTGACATTTTAAGAGCAACAGGATAGAATCTAAACATGATCAACGGAGCAAATAGCATGACTTTCGAAGAAGCTGTGGAAATCATGAAGAGCCACTCGATCAATGGCAGGAGCCTGCTCGATGGCCTCGAGGTCGTCAAGGAGCTTCTGCGCACCGACGAGGACGAGCTCACCGATAAAGACAAGCGCGCCTTCCGTCTCGTCATCAACAAGATGCGTCCGCTGTTCTACTGAGGAGCCAATATGAAAGAGATTCTCAAAGTCGTATCGGGTTCTTTCTCTTACTGCTGCAAGCGTCAGCGGGAACTGAAAAAGCAAGGCTACGTGCTGGTGTTCACCCAGCACTGGTCTGACGGCAAGTATTCGTTTAAGTTTCTTCCTAAGGAAAGGGTATAACATGAGCATGATCAATTTCGGGTTTGGTATCCTCTTCGGCGCCGTGTTCGCCCTTCTCGTCGCCACCTTCGTGACGATGCCTGACTCTGATGCTATGAAGCAGTGTCAGCAGACGCATTCCCACGACACGTGCTTCCAGATCTTGAACCGCTAAACTAGCGGTTGACACTTTTTGCAACTCGTGTATAATCTGACAACGAACTGAAAAATAGGATATATCATGGCTAAGGTTTCTGACGTAGTTCCGGCTGGAGTCAAGGGTCTCAAGCTTGAGCTCAATCTGGAAGAGCTCCAGTTCCTCTGTGACGTCATCAACAACATCGGTGGATGCCCCGATAGTTCTCGACGTCGGATCTCTGCTAGCATCCGTGACACGCTGCGAGCTGCTGGCGTCGATACTGAGCCGCGCAACCCTGGCGATCTGAGAGGCAATATCTACTTCAACGACAAGTCGGAAGCGAAGCCTATCAAGGATAAGCTCCAGATCTGGGACGATGAAGTCCCCTTCTAATTAAGAGATACGAGGGTTGTGGGTGACCTGCGGCGGATGCTCCTAGAGCGCGAATCTTGAGGAACCTTCTTCGAATTTTAGCGGTTGACATTTTTTGGCAGTCGCTGTAGATTGATAATGTAACATACATCATGGAGAATACAATGACTGCTCAGACCTTTGCCCGCGGCGACAAAAAGAAGCTCGCCATTCAGATCATCCAGGACAACCTGGACAAGGACTTCTTCGAGGTCGCTAACATGATCTCAGTCGCCCTCGACCTCAACAAGTATGCCGGCCGCGCTTACTACAAGTACATGATCAAGCACGGTCTCATCTCGAAGTACCAGCCGACCGACACCCCTTGGAAGACCGCTAAGGCTGCCAAGGAGCCAAAGACGGTGAAGCTCTCTACCGTGGTCAAGAAGGCCTCGAAGGCTTACACGGAGAAGAAGGCTAAGGCCTCGACTCCGGTCGCTGCCGACGCTCCGGCCACTGAGGTGACCATCGAGAAGCCGGCTACTTCGATGATCCGCGACTTCATCAAGAAGCAGAAGGCTGCGAAGGCAGCCTGATGACAGGGATCAAGGTAGAAGACGCCGAGGTGTTTCGCCATCCGCAGGATTCGCTGGATGGCGAGGCCCTCTGGCAGGTGGAGTACTACGATAAGGATGGCAACACCATTCTTACGGAGAACTTCAAGAACAAGACGAGTGCCTATATGGCCGCTATGTTGGCCATCGATGCGAAATATATTTAGAAGCCGTTGACAATTTTTACGACTTGCCGTATATATAGAATAAGAATTTATCGGAGTTAATAGTGTCTACACTCATTTGCAATTATGAAGCATCCTTCTCAGCCAACCCGCGCACTCAGTGGGATGGTACTGGAGGCACTGCATCTTGACGTGAACAAGACTCACACGTAAAGATACAGGCCTCGAAGATGAAAGTCTCCGAGGCCTTTCTTATTATGGAGGTAGCTTTGTTACACTTCGTTGGATTTCGCGGCGACGAGTACACACGAGCTTGCCGCGCTTTCGGGTTACCGGACTTCATCCATCGTGGATGGGATCTGCGTGCTCAGCGAGAGATCGCACCGAAAGATACCGTCGTCTTTGCTACTGGATCGTTCGATCAGGTTCCTCGGCGACAGTCTTTTAACGATCTCGACGAAAAAGGCAGTTGACATTTTTTAGACGTTAGAGTATAAGAGAAGAATAGGTGCTCGGCCGATACCGAGCGAACTCGACCGGTACGTGGACTCTTTGAGCGTACAAGTGGTTTCCGGCGAGGTCATTCTTATCTCTTCTGAGATACAGCTAACCCGTGTCGCGAGCGGGCATCTGGTGATAAGGTCTCCGCCGAAGACGGTTCAAATCCGTAAGCTGTATCTCAGAAGTGATAAGATAATGGACCGGTAGCTCAGCGATAGAGCAGGGGACTCTTAATCCCAAGGTCGTGAGTTTGATCCTCACCCGGTCCTCCAATTCACGGCCCATTGGTGTAATGGTAACACACGTCTCTGTCTAAGACGTGTCAGCGGATCGTAACCGCTATGGGTCGCCAATTAGCACACCGAGCATCCTTCGGGATACGTTGGCTAGAGTTGACGGCACTCTGGTAGTGCGAAAGCCGTTATCTAGGTGTAGCGAAGTCTGGCCATCGCACCTGCCTTGGGAGCAGGGGATCGCAGGTTCGAATCCTGCCACCTAGACCAATTTGGTTCCACTGGCGTATTAGTGCGCACGAGAAGTCCGAGACGCGAGAGCGGGGTAGGCATCACATGCTCGGAAGCGGTGCAACTCCGCGGGGACCACCATATTGAGTAGAAAACATGAATAATAACATTAGAGTTGATCTAAGTCCTGATAAAGGTCGTGGACTATTCACTAACAGACAATTCAAATCAAGCGAATTGATTGATGTTACATATACATGGCTTCTTACTCCTGAAGACATAGAACTATATGATAAGACAAGTATTAGCGGTCACTGGTTCGATCATCCTAAACAAAACGGTTATGGTCTAGTTCCTTTAGGAACCGCTGCTCTAGTCAATCACTCTAAACAGCCTAATGCAGAATTGATCTGGATAGAGACTGTTTGTGGCTATGTTGGCATGTTGTTTGCTTTGTATAACATTGCAAAAGATAGCGAGATTTTGATTGACTATGGGATAGATATAGAATATAATATCAGTGTGGTGTAATGGTAGCACAACGGTCTCCAAAACCGTTTGTCAGGGTTCGAGTCCTTGCACTGGTGCCAATTATGAACCGGCGTCCTTAGAGACCGTAGAGCGTTGCGATACGTAGCCGGTTCACCAATTAGAAGAACGGTAGTCTATATGCGAAATCGACGAGAACATTCCTGTGATCGCACACAGGCATTAAGTATCTTACTCTATGAAGCGGGATCACGTGGAGAGATTAAGAGCGTTCTTCTTCTTATTCATAGGAGTGTCTTATGGACTATCAACCTCGACCGCGTCTCGAGCCTATCGATTACGATAAGCTCCGCGAAGAGATATACAAGAGATTCAGCAAGTCTTTCGAAAAGCTTGCTAAGAACTAATGGGCTCGTAGTATAATGGGTATTACTCCCGGTTTGCACCCGGGTGAATGGAGTTCGATTCTCCACGGGTCCACCATGTTCAATCTGTCACCATCGCGCAGGGCGCCGTACGCTTGAGTACGGGACTACGCTACTGCGAATGGTCGCCAAGTTACAGATGGCATTCGAGCCGACCGCGTGAGGCTCAGCAAGTTTAAGGGTGATGCAAGTAAGGATGCCTGGTGGCATCGGCCGGCTGTAAACCGCCTCCCTAGTGGCAAGGTGTTCGATTCATCCCATCACCCACCAAATTATCCAGTATTCTAGACATGCTGGAGAGGCCTAACCCGGATAACATGAGGGGAACACCGGTTAACGCAGGATTGCTTACCTCTTTAGCGCAATGGGCTAAACCTGCGAGGCGTACGGAATTAGAATGTGCCATGGGATACGTTGAAAGAATGTCGAAGTGCTACTCGGCATGGAGTTCGATCTTCCCCCGTGCCTCTGATCATCGAGGTTGAGCACCCCGGTGATTCGCTGAAGAGGGCGGTCACCCGCTTGACCAGGCCTCGTGCTGATACCACGATGCGGAGCTATTCACAGTAACCCACGCTTGATCCGTCGGGGCTTAAAAGTCCGAGGTGGTGCACCATCTGTCGGGGTCGACGTGCGGCTTTCACGCCGCACTGGCTAACGGATCTCTAAATTTTACGCCGTAGTAGCTCAGTGGTAGAGCAGCGCTCTTGTAAAGCGAAGGTCGAGGGTTCGATTCCTTCTTGCGGCACCAGTTCATTGGCGTGTAGCTCAGTGGTAGAGCAATCCCCTGATAAGGGATAGGTCGGTAGTTCAATTCTACTCATGCCAACCATTTCATTCGGGGATCGTCTAAAGGTAGGACGATGGTTTTTGGTACCATCTATCAGGGTTCGAATCCTTGTCCCCGAGCCAATTGAACCCTTAACTCAGTGGTAGAGTAGCGGGCTTTTAATCCGTCTGTCCTGGGTTCGATCCCCAGAGGGTTCTCCACATATTGCGGGATAGACTGGAGGAGGTTCCAGCTTGGTCTCATACGCCAAAGAGGTCCGTTCGATTCGGGCTCCCGCAACCACTACTGCTGGCTAGGAGCGATGTCGTAAGGTATTCGCTTCTTCTTCACCTTCTTGATCGGTGGCTTTGCTACCGGCTTCGGATGAGGAGGCATGTTAGTAGATACTAGTTGAGCGCGAAGCAAGTCTATCTGCCTGTTTAGTTCGATCACGCGAGCGTCGAGAGTCTCGACTTCTTTAGCGAGTGAGTCTCTCTCAGCTTTTAGCTCGTCGCTCTTATTCTTCTCGACGTCTACATCTTTCTTGATGGCATCGTACTTATCCTGACATTCAGCGACATCAACACGCAACATCTTATTAAGAGATCTTACGTGTATTACTTGGAACGTTGCCAAGAATGTTCCAATGAATAGCCACAGTAGTAGCGTTATCATTAAGAAATGTTTCTTTATTCGTAGCATTGTACACCTCGTTGGTGTACTTATTTATCATGTCCATGTAGGCCAATTGGTAGAGTCACTGCCGTGAGGTGGCAGACGTTGGAGGTTCGAGTCCTCTCATGGACACCATTCAACCCGTGTTGGTGTAGCGATCAACATACCCGGCTTTCAATCGCGGAGATCGTGGGTTTGAATCCCACACACGGGACCATTCATGGCGCATTGGACTTCTTGGTGAAGGTCGCCACCCTCTCAAGGTGGAGAAACGAGTTCGAAACTCGTATGCGCTGCCAACCCTGTTTAGTTCAATGGTAGAACGCCGGTTTGTGGAGCCGGATACGATAGTTCGATTCTATCATCAGGGACCACTTTGTTCAAAATTTTGAACACATAGATGCTTTATGTACAAACGAATGAACATTGCCGGGTCGTCTAACGGTAGGACGCATGACTCTGACTCATGTTATCGTGGTTCGAATCCATGCCTGGCAGCCAATATGGAGCTGTAGCAAAACGGTTAATGCGCGGGACTGCAAATCCTTGAGGTACCAGTTCGAATCTGGTCAGCCCCTCCATCCTATCTTATATAGAAACTGGCCACGTAGCTCAGCTGAATAGAGCATCGCGCTACGAACGCGAAGGTCGGGGGTTTGACTCCCTCCGTGGTCTCCACTAATTTAACTGTGTACATTAGGTCCAAACTGGTGTACACTGCATAGATAGGAAAGAGCAATGACTAAGAGAATTCTGGCCGCGGTGGCCATCGCAGCTCTCGCTGCATGTGTAACCCCGGCTAACGCTACCTTAGCATCATGGTACGACTGCGTGAAGCCTGGCGAGTGCAGTAAGAGTAAGATAACCGCATCAGGCGAAAAGTTTAACCCGTGGGGAATGACCGCTGCACACAAGACGTTACCGATGGGTACGATGGTGCGAGTCACCCACAAAGGTAGATCAGTAGTAGTAAGAATTAATGACCGAGGACCCTTCATTAAGGGCAGGACTATAGACCTCTCTAAGGGCGCGGCCCGTAAGATAGGATGCCACGGAGTTTGCAGAGTTACTCTGCAAGTCCTCGGAAAAAGTGGAGGCCGTAACCACTCTAAGAAAACGGTGCGAACAAGAAAGACTCCTACATGGAATTTGACGTTTCCTAATATATTCCGTCGATGAGTCATATTGGATAGTAGCTCAGTTGGTAGAGCATCCCGCTGTTAACGGGACGGTCGTAGGTTCGAGCCCTACCTATCCAGCCAATTCACAGGGATGGGTTCCTGTGCGTCTCCAACTTGTGTATTTGTCGGCAGAAAGTTGGGTATACTCTGTGGAGCGAGTGATGTCTCCTAGCGACAACGTTTTAACCCGATAAATCTACTCCGCGAAAAGGGAGATGCCGGATGGCAGTAACCGGCAACTAAATTTGGAGGGTAGGGTGCAAGGTGCACACGCGGTCTTGAAAACCGTCCCATCCGCAAGGATGAGAGTTCGATTCTTTTACCCTCCGCCACTATGTGTTCTTGGTGAAGCTGGTGCTCACGTTCGCCTGAAGAGCGAAAGAATTCTGTTCGATCCAGAAAGAACACACCACTTAACAACATGAGGTATACGTGAAAAAGATCCTGCTCGCTGCCGTTTCTCTCTTGCTTATCTCTACAGTTGCAAGAGCCGAAGACGTAGTCGTCACTGTAGACGTCTCAGAGCAAGCGATGCTCGTCGAGACTCCAGTAGATTCATTCATCTGGCCGGTGTCTACTGGTCGAGAAGGATACCGCACTCCTCGCGGAGTCTATCAGCCGTATCGTATGGCTAAGATGCACTACTCTTCTAAATATGAAAACGCTCCGATGCCTCACTCTATCTTCTTCCACGGTGGATATGCCATACACGCTACTTACGACATCAAGAGACTCGGTAGACCAGCCTCTCATGGCTGCGTACGCCTCGCTCCTCGCGATGCTCAGTGGCTCTATCATATAGTGAAAGAGTATGGTCAAGAGAATACTACGATAGTAGTTCAAGAATGAAGTGCTTAAATAAAGCTATTAAGAACAATGAGGAAACGATATGAAACTTTTTATTTTAATAGGTGCATTAGCACTAGCCGCTACTACCTTTACTACACTTGCTCATGCAAGTGCTGCCTTTGGTAATCTTGACAGGGGAATTTTTAATTCTTCTGATGAAAGATTAAACTATAAGAATAGAGGTTCAACCAAAATGAAGTCAAAATTTCCTGACTTCGGTTTTAAAATGATGCTCTCTAAGACCAAAGATAAGAAGAATAAGACAGATTCTACGAAGCATTCTAGGTCAAAAGGCAAGAAGAATAATAAAGATTCTAATACCGTTTCAGTTCCCGGTCAAACTACTGACGATAGTGGTAACGTGAACAACAAGCCAACGCCGCCGCAGACACCTTCAGTTGATGGTAAGGGCAATGGTCCTAGCAACAACGGTGGTAATAATACAAATCCTCCTCAGCTCAATAGCCATGATATAAAGGGGTTTGATCCTTTCAGCGGTCTATACGGACCTGGTACGTAATAAGATAATGCCGCTGGGACGGTGTTGGCCATCGTGCCCTCCTCATAAGGGGGATAACCCAGTTCGAAACTTGGCAGCGGCACCAATTTGAGAGGTAGTTATGTCTTGGACACAGGGAATTCAAGTTCGAGAAGATTGCTCAGAGACACAGGTCAAGAATCTCGATAAGATCGGTGAGATCAAATTCGGACCTGGATACAAGTTCGCGGCGTTCGTGTGGGATGATACGGTTCCTGGAGTCACCCATCTTGACTATCAAAACGAAGAGACTAAAGACTATCGGTCTCTTCGATGGACGGCTAAATAAATTGAAAGCTGGTATGATGTAATGGTAGCCTTCTTCCTTGCCAAGGAAGGTGCGCGGGTTCGATTCCCGCTACCCGCTCCAATCTTAACAGGAGAACTAGAATGCTAGAACTAGCTATCGCTTTCGCTGCCGGCTTGATCGTCGGATGGAATTTCCTTCCTCAGCCCGCTACCATTAAGAATATGATCTCTAAGATCTTCGGTTAATCTTTTCAGGCCTACGAGGTAAAATATCTCGTAGGCTTTTATATGGCCGGTTAGCTCAGCGGTAGTAGCGCTTGCTTTACACGCAAGATGTCGGGGGTTCGATCCCCTCACCGGCTACCATTTTACGGGAGGACGCATGAGCTTATCATCGCTAAACAGGCACGCATGGATGGAGTACCAATACAAGTACGCCAATGATAACGAGCCACCAAAGCGAATGTGGACTTGCGATCACAATAGAATACACGAAGAGAGTGAAAATGTCTATGTACTATTTTCTAACACCGGTGTATATCTAGATCATAAGGCTTCAACTCTTGAAGAAGCAAAGAAGTTTTTCGAGGTCTCGTAGCTCAGCTGGACAGAGCATCTGTTTCCTAAACAGAGGGTCGCATGTTCGAGTCATGCCGAGATCACCACAGTCGTTTAGCTCAGGGGTAGAGCACCACGTTGACATCGTGGTTGCCAGTGGTTCGATTCCACTAACGACTACCATTAATGCCTCATTAGCCCAATTGGTAGAGGTATCTGACTTAGAATCAGAGGGTTGTAGGTTCGAATCCTACATGGGGCACCAACGCTGCAGTAGCTCAGTGGTAGAGCACACCCTTGGTAAGGGTGAGGCCGAGAGTTCGATCCTCTCTTGCAGCACCATTTAGAAAGACTAAGATGAAAGTAGGCATCACAGGCACTCGTAACTCGATCAGCGAGAAGCAGATCAAGGAAGTAGTCGACTTCTTGAAGACTCTGCCGCCAGGATCAGAACTGCATCATGGCGATTGCCTTGGTGCTGATCATGCTGTTGCCAAGTTTGCCAGTCATCTTGGTATCAAGACTGTTTGTCACCCGCCAGATCGAGACGAGCTAAGAGCGTATCACGAGTCTACTGAGACACGAGATCCTAGGTCTTATCTCGCTCGTAACAGGAACATCGTCGGCGCAGTCGAATTGCTGATGGTAGTTCCGATGCAAGACGAATGGCAACCAAGAGGCGGAACATGGTATACTCATGATTACGCCAAGAAGAAGAACGTGCCTGTTAAGATGTTTTGGCCAACAAAGCCTGCTTAGTTCAGTGATAGAACACCGCCCTCGTAACGCGGGAACATCAGTTTGATTCTGATAGTAGGCACCACACAATGGAGAATTGATGAATAAGCTTTTCTATGGTCTTATTTCCTTCGCTGCTATGACCGCCGCAGCACACGCCGATCCGGCGATTCGCATCGTGGGTTCTTCCACGGTCTATCCCTTTACTACCGCAGTAGCGGAGCAGTTCGCTAAGAAGACAGGCAACCTAGCGCCGATCGTAGAGTCGACGGGTACTGGCGGAGGAATTAAACTCTTCTGTTCTGGCGACGGACCAGATACTCCTGATGCCGTCAATGCTTCTCGTACCATGAAGAAGGAAGAGAAAGAAGCCTGCGCAAAGGCTGGCGTCGCCGGAATCACTGAGATCACCATCGGCATCGACGCGATCGTATTGGCCATGTCTAAGGAACATCCTCAGATGGCCCTCACTACCAAGCAGATCGAGCAGGCTCTCGCCAAGTACGTGTTAGTCGACGGTAAGTTCGTAGAGAATACAGCTAAGCTGTGGAGCGATATCGATCCTTCTCTCCCGCCTGATAAGATCGAGGTACTCGGACCGCCGCCTACCTCAGGCACTCGCGACTCGTTCGTGGAGCTAGTCATAGATAAAGAATGCAAGGCCGGTGCTAAGGAAGCAGGTCTTAAGCTCAATGAAGAAGACGAGAAGAAGTTCTGCAAGTCCATTCGCGAAGACGGCGCTTTCATCGAGGCAGGAGAAAACGACAACTTGATCGTGCAGAAGTTGGAAGCCAATCCAGTCGCTCTCGGCATCTTTGGCTTCTCGTTCCTCGAGCAAAACGCAAACGAAATTCAGGCTGTCGTCATCAACGACGTCACACCTGATTATGACACGATCGCCTCGGGTAAGTATCCTGTAGCTCGTAAGTTGTACGTGTACTTTAAGGATTCCCATCTCGCTGCTAATCCGAGTCTGAAGGCTTTCATGGAAGAGTATCAGAGCGAGAGTGCTATCGGAGAAGACGGGTACTTAGTAGACAAGGGACTCATCCCGATCCTCAAATAAGGAGAGAGCCATGAAGACGTACGAACTCTATTTCAATGGACCTACTACACCTGATGAAAAGTTCATGCATGCGCCAACGCCGGAACACATGTACACCGATTTCATACAGTCGGTGTATTCCTCAGGTTATACTCTGAGGAACTCTTCTATCAAGTACACCGAGAACAAGAAGTTCGTAACGATCGAAGTGAGTGGATATAAGCATGATTGAATGTATCGCGATTGGAGACAGTATCGCCGTCGGCGTCGGGCAGGCTGCTCATTGTAAGATCAATGCCAAAGTCGGAGCTTCTAGCTCTTACGTAGCAGATCATACGATCTCATCGAATAAGAGCGTCGCGGTCATATCCGCTGGTTCTAACGACCCGCATAATCCAAGGCTCAGGACGAACCTCGACAGGATCAGATCCAAGATCACCGCTAAGCGGGTGATATGGATTCTGCCTTACAACAGAAAAGCTGCGGCGGTCGTACAAGCCGCCGCAGTACAATACGGAGACGGCTACATAGATCTGGCCGCCTTCAAAACACGGGATGGACTCCATCCCTCTAGCTACGGAAGCGTGGCTAGAAAACTTTAAGGAAATAAGTCATGATCAGGAAGCAGCTCGACCTAGACGAAGTAAAGGCGTTCATCGCCTCGCAGACGCCAGAGACAAAGGTCTATATTGGAGGAGACTCCGAGCGCTTCCAGATCGACGGCGTCTGGTACGCCGACTACATTAACGTGGTCGTCGTCCACAAGAACGGTAAGAACGGCTGTAAGGTTTTCGGCGGCATCGTCCGTGAGAGGGACTACGATCAGTACAAGGACAAGCCTCGTATGAGGCTCATGAACGAAGTCATGAAGACTGCTCAGCTGTTCATCGACCTCGGCGAAGTCCTCGATGATCGTGAAGTCGAGATCCACTTGGACATCAATCCTAATGAGAAGCACGGCTCGTCTTGCGTAATCAACGAGGCGGTCGGTTACATCAAGGGTATGTGCAATGTGGTTCCTCTTGTCAAGCCAAATGCCTGGGCGGCATCTTACTGTGCTGACAGGTACAAGGACGCTATTCAGCACATCAAGACAAAAGAAGATCTAGTAGCATAAGGAGCGTGGGCAGGCTGGTAATGCAGCGGTTTGCTAAACCGTAGGTTCCGAAAGGTTCCAACTGGTTCGATTCCAGTACGCTCCGCCACCATAAAGGAAAGGGTCTCTCCGG